GATATTAGGGCTAATTAATCGAATATAGTTGTCTGTGGATAGATATATAATTCCTATTTTTGTTCGCTTAATAGTATCGATAGATTGTGAACCTATAATTGCATCCGTTCGCAATACATTCCAGTTAGTTTTTGGAACTGGCATATCAGCATTAGGCAACACATATACACCACGCTCTTTAAAAATAAAAAGGGCATCCCCCCATATTTCAATCCCTGTTATTTTACCATCAATAGCAGGTGCAATTTTAATACTGTTTGATGTCGTATTCCAATCCTCAAAATCTAAAATTTCTGTATAATATAATGTATCTTCTGCATCAACACCAAAAAGCCTATTTTTATGTAATTTTAAATGGATTAGTCCACTAGGTACATTAGACGTAATTTTACTTGCTACTGGAGTATTACCAATAACTTTAACTAGATAATTTTCTCCACTCGCCCCATATATAGCACGATTAGCACCAAAGCCTGCCATTTCCCATCTAATTTTTTTATCTGCTGTTAAACCTAAAGAAGCATTAGCATCGTTCCACCCATTAGAATAATAATAAACTTTATCGTCTTGATTAGTGATTAAAAATTCTGAATCATTAGGACTAGTATAATTAGCAAAAGAAAAAATAGGATCATCAGGATTTATACTAAAATTTGGATTTTCTGTTAATAGTAGACCGCCACCACGTTCTTCTAGGCCACCATTAGCCATATACATATAATTTTCGTTTTTACTTAATTGACCAGTTAAGGCATTGAAAACATCTTTCGATTTTGTTAAACCTCTAAAATATTTTACTTCGGTGTATGGATAATTGCCCATTAGCTATTAAAAAATACTGAAGGGTCGCTCATTGAACGCCTATTGTTATTAAAATAGCTAGGATCTAAACCAATAACTTTTTGATTATTATTAGTAAAATTAAGATCTAAATTACTTTCTTCTTGTTTAGCTAATATTTGAAACTTTTGTTGATTTTGCAAATCATCCTCTCGTTGGTAAAACAAAAAACTAGCTGTATAAATAATTAAATTATTATAATCTATACTTAATTCTGTAGTATCAGAATCATTGATAAGCTCAGTAGGATTTTTTACACCTAACAACTTAATTACATCATTTTCTGTTCGATCAAAATGTTTGTTAAAAATTATTTTCCCTTCTGCAATACTGTAACAAGTAGGGTCTCCAGTGTAATCCGAATTAAAAAAGTTGCTTGTTCCGCTAACCTGAATTAAATCTTTATACTCTTTTGGTAACAATTCTTTAAACGTATTACTTTTGTTTTTAAAATATAAATTTTTAATTATTATTAAATCACTAGGGAAAGTTACACTGTTTTGTCCGTTCGTTATATTAGCATTAATAGGCGTAGCATTATGCAATATAGAAGGCTGTACATCTCTTGCTATTAATCGTATAGAATTATTGATAAATCCGTTTAATATTGTGCTTGAAGGGTCTGTTGCTGTCGTTGTCGTTCCTACATTGATTTGTATTTCTAATTTATTTCTTAATTGTGATAAATCGCTACCCATAATACGCTCCTTACGTTAAAAAAATGTCATACTGTGAATTATCGTGTATTGCTGTAATTTGTATTTTGTTGATACTAATACTTTTAGTATCAAACCTATAAGAAGATGGTAAATAAATATCTTGCCCATAATTTACACCATCAGAACTAATTTTAAATGTAAATTCATGTGAACCGCTATTGTTAATATAACCTTGTACGGAGTTGCGTTCTAATGTCGTAGCAATGTCTATTGTTATTGTTCCATCGCCTGTATCTAAATCTGTATCATAAGTAGCATAATACTTTCTTTTCGGTTGATCGTATTGATTTTGTAACATTTTTACTCCATTTTTAACCAAAAAAAAAGATGAACGCATATAATACGCTCATCTCTCCTGACTACGGTTTAAGTGGCTTTATTTAATATTAACACTAAATAAAAAAATGTCAAACAAAAAAGCCCATCTCACAAGAGGGGTAGTGAGATGGGCTACTTATTGGAACGTTAATTATATTTTAATTAACAATTCGTTAAGTGTCAACAAATTAACCTTGAAATTCTGTGGTTAATATCCAAAGACCAGCAGATTTGTTTAAAACTTTTCCTACACCTAAAATAGACCAAGCGGCTTGTTTAATCTTAGACGCTGGATCATTTGTAGACTCTAACCCTGATTGCTTCAAGTAAAAATTAAATCCTTTTTCTCCACTTTCTCCTGCAATCATAGCTGTACCATAGGCTTCATCGCCAAACAATAAAGAACAATTTAAATGCCCTGAAGATGTCGCTAATGTGTCACCTGATAATCTGAATGAATATGCTAAGTTAGATGTCATAATTCTTACGTTTGCAACAACACCAACTTCAGCAGGATTCTCCAAAGCTCTTTCTGAACTTGTTGGAGAAAACCAACCTTTGAAGCCTGAACTAGTTGTAAGCTGATACGCTGTTGTAGGATTAGTAATTAACTTAAAATATCCGTCTCTGCATGGCGGTACATCTTTTTCGTTTAATACACTGACAGCATGTTGAATAGTTTTAATAGTCATTGCTGAACCTGCTAAACTTGTAACATTAGCTGACTGTCCTACTCTAGTTTTATTGTGATACATCGGAAATCTATCACCATTTGCTGATCTGTCATGTGACCATACTTTCGCTGTTACACCAGTAGAGTTAAGAGTTCCACCATCTGTGGCTAAGTTGTTCATATTAACAGAAGATGCATTAGCTACGTCCGCGACAGCCATACCAATATCGTTACGAATCATAACGTCTAATGATTTAACTGCTTGATCTTGAGCTTTTCTTGACGCTTGTTCTAATGCGTCTCCGATTGCTGTTAATGCTACTTGCTTAGATATTTGAACATAGCTTGATCTTTCGTGTAGATTAGCTGTAATTACCTGAGCCGATAAATAGCTTTGAGTAGACGAAAATTCGTCTGAATCATCAGAAAACAACGGATTTATCTTGTTGTATCGTGTGAATTGAATAATATTACCAGTACCTTGTGGAATTGGCTTTTTGTATGGTGCGTTAGAATACCATACGGCCTTTTTATCAAAGTCTTGTAAGATTTGCAATTCATAATATGTATTTACAGCGTTAATCAATGACGCTTGTGTGGTTTGTTGGTCTGCCATTATTTTATCCTTTTGACTGTCTCACTATATCGTTAATCCTGCATTTACCTTTACCCACTCCCTAAACTCTTTAGGTGTATTGGGTTGAGGCTTACCCTTCCAACTGTTGCTATTATTATTTGTTGAACTAGTTTGTGGGGAATTGGCTTTAACTTTTCTAGCTAAGACATTATTTTTTTTTTGAATTTGGTTTGAGCTAGAGTTTTGATTTTTAATTTTAGCGTAAATTTCTTTTTTGACTGCTTGTATCCATCCCTTCTTGTTAATTGTTGAATTTTGACCATATTGATCAATTCTTTTTTGCAATTCACCTTGAAATGCAGGAAGTAACTCAGGGTTTAACTCCATAAGATTTTCCTCAATTATTCGATAAGCATTGTCATTTTCTCTAAAATTATTTTCTAATTCTTGCTCAGTTTGTTTTATTTCTTGGTTTTTCAAACGCTGGTATTCCTCTTGTGCAAGTGACTTAATAGCCTCAACATCCGAAGGGTCATAATTAGAATATTTATCTTCTATATCTTCCTTTTCTTTCTCTCTATTAAACTGTTGTGTTAATTGTGTTAATTCTTCAACTTGCTTTTTGAGAGTGTTGATATTGTTTTCTTGCTGAGATATTTTTTTTGTTCCATTTTCGATAATATTTATCAATTCATCATTTGATTTACCATCAAAAAATTTGTTTGTCTGAGGTTTAACTTCTTCATCGCTTTGAATTGTTTCTTCATCGCTTTGAATTGTTTCTTCATCGCTTTGAATTGTTTCCTCAGTTTCTAGCGTTTGATCTGATTCCTCTACAACATCATCAGAAGCTACAGGTTTTTCATCTACCTTTTGGATTCCGTTAGCTTCATTGATAAAATTAGCTAACTCTTCCATCTTCTGTTGATTACTTGTACTTAAATCATTTTGAATGTTGTCATTTTCCATTTTAATTTCTATGCTCCATATTTAATATTATTTTTAGTATTAGTTAGAAAATCATCGCTAAAATCTTTCATTAAGTCCTTGTATGCCTTAATGACATCACTGTTTTGAAGAATTATTTTTAATTTATTTTCGGCTACATCTATAGGTAACGTATTAGTCATATTTAACTTTTTAGCTATTGTAGCCCTGCTCTCTTTCATTCCATTAGAAAAACCGTGCCTGTCAATTAACTGCGTAATGTACAAACCATCTATTTTTTTTCCGTTGAAAATGTAGTAAGCGTTACTAATATGCTCAATAGTCACATCAAAAAAACGTGCTGTAGAAACTTTACATTTATTTGAATGATTACTTTGAAAAATTAAATCTGTGTACAAAGCCTCATCAAACTTTACGCTTATTTCTTCTTTTTTCTTTTTCTTTGGACGTTTTTTTTCTTCTTTTATTTCTTCGTTTGAAGATTCCGTCAATATTTCATTTTCATTTTTCATGTTTTCACCTTATTTTTTCTGTTCAAAAACAGTTTTTATTTTCTTCAATGTTTGCCTTGCTGTTGCTAATTTAATAACTTCAATATAGTTATTTTCATTACACATCAGTAAGTGATTATCCATAGTCTCGTGTAGTATCATCAATTCATTGTCAATTATTGCTATGACCTCATCCGAACTATAAACATCTCTTAAATTGTTACGCAATCTTCTGTCCTGTTGCTTTTTCTAGAGCTACTTCGTTGGCATCTTTAATCATGTCACTCTCAAGTTTTATTTTTGTTTTTTCTTTTTCCATGTCTAATTCTTCTATCATTCTTTCTTTTCTATCAAATTTTTGTGCTTGTAATGCTTTTAACTGTTGTTCTTGCATTTGTTTTTCTGCTTCCATTACTGTTTCTTCGTCCAGGAATATATCTTTGCCGTCATCTTTAATGCCAAAACTAGATAACAGTTTTTCCCCTGCAACTTTCCAATCTAATCGTTTTGCTAAGGGTGGAACACTTTGAGCATAATTTAAAAAGTTCATGTATCCGTTTTGATGTGCTATTTCATTAGATAACTCTAAATTACCCAATACTTTAATATTGAAGGTAAAATATAATTGTTTCATGTCCAGTGCCTTCGTTATCCCTTTTGAATTGAGTTCTTCTTCTGTATAAATGGTTAATAAATCATCTACTGTTTTAAACGTAATATTTCTTTCATAGAGCATTTCGATAAAGGGCTTTAAAACTTCGTTTGTCTGAAGCATTATTAGCTCATTAAGTGGCATATCATTCTGAGCTATTATTGATAACGTAGCCCCTTTAGTTTGTGGGATTTTCGATCTGTCGCTTGTCCCTTCTTGCACTGGCGATAAACTAAATAATTGGTCTATATCTCGTTGTATAACCGCACTATCATTTAAGTTTACGTTAGCAAGTGATGGGTTAATAATAGACGTTATCCCATCCGATCCAATGCCTTCAATAATTCCGTTAGGTCGCCATTGATAATCCCAGTTTATATTCTTAGATTTATCTATATATGTCATTGGAAAAATTGATTGAGTGTTAGCGTCTCTTGATTGCGATCTACAAGCATTTAATTCTCTTAGTAAGTCTAATCCAGCTATTACGTTGCTAACACCATAAAAACAGTTAGGGATAGGCTCATATTTACCTGAAATGAACGGTCTAGGGTATCGCTTATGAATGTAAGGGCTTTCTTCTAATTGTATAACAACAAATCCATTAGCTATAGTACATATTACCTCTTTTTCTACGCCATCAATAATATATTTACCGTAACATTCATCGATCTGTACTAGACCACTTTTTGTAGTTTCTTTCATTAATTTATCAATCTTGCTTTTTTGTCTTCGTGTAAATCCTAACAATTCAATATAAGATTGTTGTTCTGCTGAATAACCATCATCGTTAGTAATAATTAAATCAAGATTATGATACTTTCCCTCTTCTTCTTCTTTCTCTTCGTAACCTGAAATTTCACCTGTATCAGGGTCGATAAGCTCATAAGTATTAGTCACTTTTCTTTTTTCTAATTTTTTTAAATCTTCGTATCTAATCGCGGTAGAATGAATATTAGCTAATGAATTTTGCAAGTTGTACTGATTAACATCAGTGTAAAACTCAGTTAATAGAATAGGCTCAAAATAAGTATCGTCTTTAATAACTATTTCATCTTCTGTATTTTCATCATCAGGGAAAAAGTCCACTATGCTAGTTTCGTACACCTGTGGTATTTTAGCGATTGCCGTACCTTGAATAATACAATTTTTAAGAAACAATCTGTAACAGTCCATGAAATTAATGGTATTTAATTGTTTTTCAAAGATATATTTATTCCATAAATCAATAAATTCGTCTTGAACGTCTGAATCGAGCGTAGGCTCAATTCTTCCAATAGGAATATTATTAAATAGAATTTTCATTATTCTTGACTGAATACCTTGAACTTTCCATTTCATTATAGGGCTATTAATTCTTGCCCTACCTTCATAAACCTTAGTTAGATTATCATCAAGCATATAGACAGCATCTAAAGCTTGTCGCCATGCTTCCTCATAAGACTGTCTCTGATCTTCATAAGTTTTCTTTAAACTCATAAAGTGATCTATAGCAAGATATTCATCTTGGTAAGTGTTGTAGTTTTTCAAACAAAAACCTATTTATTTAAAATAATGTTAATAGTTAGACTTAGATTAATGTTTTATGTTAATAATATATTTAAATTATATATAAGAAAAAGCAGAAAATCAAACATATTGAAAAATTTATAATTTTTAATTATAATTATAGGCATAAATTGTTGCCTTGTTCACCCTTTTTCAGGGCAACTTTTTTATATTATATATTGGTTTTTTATACTTAGGCTTTTTGTAATCAGATAAAGAATTGATATTGTAAGAGATAAAGCAAGAGAGAAATCCTTTTAGAGATTTTATTTCAGATAAATCTATGTATTTTTTCTTTCTAAACAAGTTAAATAATTTCATAATTTGCCCCTTTATGTTTCTAAAAAAACAAAGTATTCGCCATATTTTTTCAAAAAAAGTTTTCTTTTTAGTTTGTATGTGTCTGTCAAAGCCCCTTTTGAATCTTCAACAATATAAAAGCCGTTTTCTTGGTATACAAAATCAGCTATATAGTTAATTGGTCTTACTTTATCAGATGTTTGTTTTTTACATTCATGATGATTATTTAAAGTAAATCCTTCTAATAACTCAAAAGAGAATTGACATTGTAACTCACTTATTACATTAGCTTTTTCTAAAATAGAAAGCTCATTATAACGCCTGTATTCTCTTTTTGAATCGAACCCCCCCCTTTTAACATTTTTATATTTGT